CTACAGCACATTCTCCTATATCCATGTTCTACATCAGCGTAATCTCCGGTAACATTGGCCCATTCATATCTTTTAGAAGGGTCTACTGTTCCACACACCTCGCAATGTATTGGCCTGCCATACAACGATTCTACTCTTTTATGGAATGTTGCGTATGTTGCATTATCTCCAACCCATGAATTATTGTTCTTCCCTAACTGATTCCTTTTCGCAGCTTTTCTACATTTATATCCATTCCTTCGAAATGAATTGTAGATAACTTTTTGAGTAGTGCCAAGCTCATTAGCTATTTCTGTTTGCGTCATTCCTCTTTCATACATCTCTACTATCTTTTGAAAATCAATGCGATAAGTTTGAGATTTAGCCTTGCAACCAATTGAGCAATATTTAGAATTGCTAATGTAAGCCTTGTATGATTTGCCGCATACCTTACACCTTAATATCTCCATTGGTAAATATGTTTATTATTCAATGATCCATGTGTCATGTCTATTTCGTTTTAGCGAAAATAACGCTCTCGTGATCCGGCCTCAGATGGGCCATGCATGCGGATGAGTATTCGCAAAACCTCGCTCCCTCGTCCCGGAAGGCACAGCCCTTGCAAATTGTCGCCTTGGTATTGACGCAGGGGACGAATCTCATTACTTGGATGTTTATTTCCCCTACTTTTACCGTGAACCCGGTAGGGGTGTTTCTTAATCTCTCTGTTATTTCCATGTTATCTTCTCCTGCTTTCTCCGTTTAGGATTATCACGTTAAAACTCTTGAACCTGTCCACCAGCCTAGCTCCGAACCGATTCTTGAAATCGGTGACGGATAGGTTAGAAGTGATATGATACTTCTTCTGATGGGACTGGTATATCTCATATCTTGCGTATAGGAACTCGTCTATTACGCTGTCAAGGCTGGTACCATAGCTTTTCTGGTTCTCCGTCTCAAGCCCTATATCGTTAAGGCAGATATCGAACGGGTCCCCTTCCATGCTTCCTTTCCCGGCTTCCTCGTTGTACGTGAACCTATCTATGTGACCATGGATCTTGTAATAGTTCATCATCTGGGTCACGGAGAGGTTCACGAAGCGTTTAGGGTTATCCGTCAATTTCAGGTAATCGGCGAATATCTGCATCATGAGCGTTTTGCCAGTTCCCGGATCTCCCACGATAAGGAGATTCTTGTGCAGCTTATAGTTCTCCTCCGGGAATACGGACTCGGCCAACGGGCAATCGTTGAAATAATACAACAGGAATCTCAAAACCTTGTCATTCCCCCTGTCTGTCTCGAATTGCCGCCTCTCGATCCCTAGGTAATTGCAACCAAGCGCCTTTATCATCCGGGCGTGGCTGATGTACTCCGTATCGTCCGAGAGATCGTACCTAGAAACGTTCTGTATAGTCCTTGCGTGCTTCTTCACTAGGTTGAACACCTGTTTTTGCTGGAGCCTCTCTTTTTCCGTAGGCCCCCGCATGGCTTGTATAGCCTCCGAAAGTTTCTTTTCTTGTTCCTCCATTATGTTTTTTATTATAAGCCCTTAGTCCTGTCCCTTGCCACCAATAGGTGAATCGTCTCTTCACGTCATCTATCGTTTTTAGCGTATCGCCTTCCCCGGTGGATACCATCCAAGCTAGGAAGTTATCCAGCTCGCCGGGAATGAGGTCATTGAAAGCGACGCTCAATCCCGATATCTGGCAAGCGTATCTGCGCCATTCCTCGTCCCCCAATAACTCATTCTTGAAATTCTCGAAAAGCGTCTCACGCGTATTAAGACTCTCTCTATTTTTATTTCCTTTTCTTTCCTTTATGGTGTTTGTGTTTACATTAATGTCATTATTGCTTACATTAACCTTATTATTGTCTACATTAACTAGTAGGTAAGGATAATTAGATGAATCTTTTCTTCTTTTTATAGCCTTGAAATATCGCTCCTGAATACCTTTGCTAGTTAGAACACTTACCGTGCTAAACAGAGTCTGTTCAAAGAATCCCCACCTAACCAAGCGTGTTACTATCTGCTCCAGTAATTCTAAGCTAATGCCGGGTAAACCTCTAAGCAGTGACATCTTTAACGCATCATTCCACAATATGAAATACCCATTTCGGTATATCGCACAAAGCAGCTTTATAGCGGTGATCTCACCCTTAATGCCAAATTCACCCGATATTGAGCCTATTTTTTCATCAGAAAAGAAATCAACATCGAAAGGGAAATAGTCTAGCCCTTCTTTATTTGGTCGTGCCATGTTTATTTATCCATAATTTAAATTCTTCCATTGTCATATTACTTTTCTGTAAATTACATTTCTCACATAATACTTGAAGATTGTCCAAAACTGTAAAGCCTCCTCTTGATACAGGAATAATATGATCTATGCAGAGTTTTTCAGAACATCCACAAACAGCACAATTTCTACCGTCTCTTTCAAAGACTTTTCTTTTTATACTGTCATTTAGTTTCATGGCCTCTTCACGAATTGCATCTCTCATCCTTGAGCTTATTCCATGATTCTCTGCAAAAAGATATATTGCTCTGCCACCGATAGGTATGCGCTTTACTATTGTTCCATCAAGTGCATAAATGATATCATGCTTAATTTTGAATTTTCGAAGTTTATCGCAAGAAGGCATCATTTCATTAATTATATCCCCGTCTTCAGAATAAAAGGATACAATCCGTTTCCCATTAATAGTCTTATTTAACATAGACAGTTCCTTGGGTGTAAGCTTGCTTAGTCCTCTTTTCATACAGTTATCTAAATGATTATTATAAAATAGAGAGGATTTATTATTCTCTCCCATATGTTATTTCTCTACCTCCGATACATTCAATCGTGTCGGTTGCCTCAAATCGTGCCGATTGTATTAGATCAAGCCACGCTTCGCACTCCGAGAATGTCCGGGCTGCTTCCCACATTTCATTAGATAAAAACTTACGAGAGAGCATTATGAAACCCTTATCCATATATTAAAAATCAAAATCCGGAGACTCGCCGTCCTGCAAGGACTTTAGTTTCTGGTCTACAAGGTGGCTTACGTCCCATATGTTTACAGGTTGTATTTGCAGGTTCTCCGCTATTTGCCTTGCAACTCCCTCGGAGACGGGATTTATAGCGTATATGGCCCCCGATGAGAGGAAGCGGGTGAAGCCGGGTTGGTTGCTTGTATCCGGAACGTCTACCCGAAGCATATTCGTACCGGCCACGTTCTGTTCCGTGCATCTTCCCGCTATCCGTGAATGACCGAATAGCTCGACCACGCACCATAAATCAAATTTCTCTTGTTCCATATTATCTTCTATTTTTAAAAGTGTTACAGAATCTCGTGGAGTTAGCTACCCGTCCAGCGTTATGTATGATGCACCAAACGCATAGTCCCTTGTGGGGATGCCCGTTGGCGCAATCTCCACATTTCACCTTTTCTTGCTCGTCTTTCTTCTTCGCCATGTCACCAAGTCTTTATTTTTATTGGTAGATCGGCGTACCACCAAGCCAGAATCGTAGCGTCACGTTGGTCTTGGTTCGTTCTCTTAGGCAAGGGACCGACTATGTAGGAGAGTTCCTCATGGGTTATCTTGCCCTCGTCCCCTTTCCAATGCTTGGTCAAAGGCTTGACCTCCTCGCAGGGAATCCCTATGTGCTCGCACATCTGGAGAAGCAATATCCCGGTTTGCTGGTTACGACCTACATACTTGGCTATCCTCTCGCCGGATTTACCCCTAGCCTTATGGAAGTTGCTTTTTTCGTTAAGCCATCCGGCCTCGACAATGACAACCATGTCTACTCCATTATATTTCTCTCTCGCCTTCTTGATAAAGTCAACCAAGGCAGGGAAGGGGAGGCTCGTTAATATTAGCTGTCTCGTGGAAGGAGACAGTACGCATACGCCGGATTTATCTATGTCCGGGTCAACGGCTATCACTAAATCATGTTTTTTCTTTCCCACGGATTCCTCCTTTCTTTATCGTTTATTAGTAAGAATACGGCCAATATCAATGCGATCAGTCCTAGTATCGCGGTGATAAGGTATATGGCCATTGTCAAGCTATCTAAATCTTGTATTGTTTCCATATTAGATATTTGTTGTTGGTGGTGGTAGCAGGATTTGAACCTGCATGATAGGAGTTTTCCTTGGACTTTCACCAAGTAGTTTTGCTTCGTTCACGTTGCGGTGATATTCGGCTTTACCCGTTATTAACTCATTGGCTTGAATTTTCTTTTACAGCTAACCGTAACCGATTGACTTGCTAACCTATCTATAAGAGCTTCACTTTAGCGTCTACCAATTCCGCCATACCACCATTTTGCCCGGCCATATCCTCACGGACGAGCCGGGCGGTTACTTAATCTAAATCTAATACCATGAAAAACACACTCTAATATTAATTAGCTTCTTGATTTAGCGCCTCATTGTATAAAGGCATGATTAATCCAATACTGCTTACGTCTTCTACCATGCTGTCAAAAATGATGGCATCGTTAACGCCCTTGAAAGTAGCCGTGCATCGATCGCATTCATATAGAGCTTTCCTCATTATGTCGAATAAGCCCATGTTAAAGGATATTTGCGGAAGTGGGACGCTGG